ACCTTTACCAATCAGCCGTGCTAAATAGATAAACTGCTGTCCGTAACCAGTTCCATTCCAAAACCCTACTTTTTCCAGCATTGTCCACGAAGGGTCATAACTTGCGGTAACTCCATCAACGCCTTTAGCCGTTAGCAATACAATTGGTTTTCCACCGCTTTTTGTTAGTAGCGCATTAAACGCAAGGAAATGCGCTACAAATAGCCCTATTCCTTGCGTTAATGTGTCTTGCCATAAATCAGGTTGAAGTCTAGCCATCGCAGTGCTTAGCCATGAATTTACCAATGCCGATGGATAAGCAACAGGATCAAATTCAGGATAAGCGGCGCGAAAGTCTTGCTCGGTCATGGTCTTGAATTACCTATTGAAAATTCATCAAAATACATTTTTTCTGCTTTTTGCCTAGCTGTTATAGCTTCTTCTTTAGTTTTAAATTGACCCAAACATATCGTCTTTTTATTTAACGTTATTCTTGAATCCCATGTATCCCTTCTAATTTGATATGAAACTCCTCTGTGACCTAATTTATTATCTGATCTTGGTATTGCATTCATATTATTTTGCGTCCTTGTTACTAATCTTAAATTACATAATCGGTTATCATGCCTTACACCGTTAATGTGATCTATTTCAAAACCTTTTTCAGGAAATTCACCGTTTACAAATAACCATGCTAAACGGTGCGCCCTATAAAGTTTTTTCTCTATTCCAATAGTTATATATCCCTGATTTGGCCTTATGTCTTTTGTTCCTGCTAAACAACCAATTTTTACTTTACCACCGTATGAATTTCTGTTTACTTTCCAAGTAAATATTCCGGTTTCTAAATCATAATTTACAAATGTTTTTAATCTTTCTATGTCTTTCATAATAAGCACCTAATGTTAGTTAAGTGCTTATTATATATTACATTTATTTAATGTATACATCTTACCGTTATATCAGACGGCGTCCATATAAGCTAGCGTGTTACTGTAAACAAACTCAACACCTGAAGGCAATTGTCCAACATATGGGATATTGTAGTTAGTACCTTGATATTGGATTTGAAGTGCAAATGGATTGGTTGTTTTCATACGCACAAATCGACGCTCATTGGTGTAGAGAACTGCTCGGCTATTTACGCCGGCACTACCCTGATCTGAACCGGTAGCATTAAAAGGTACAGTAACTCCGGCTGATGTGCCCGAAGTAGTACCAAGTAAATAACGATTGGAACGAATCTTCAACGGACTTCCGTTTTTTGCCATGCATAAACTATTTCTTGCAAGATACTCAAGAATTGATGTACCGGCCGGCGTGCCTGAAATAGTCAAAGGTGCAGTTAACGCTACAAAACTGACAGGATCAAGCAACAAGTCAGCAGCAACAATGTTGTAACCGGATGCTGCCCAAGCCGATTGTTCCATTGCGCGAATATCTGTAAGAATTTCTTGTGGTGTCGCATTAAGAGCACCTGAAATAACCCAACGTGTACCTGTAGCGGCTTTAGTTGCCGGCGTTAATGGCGTAACAATTCCAGAAGGTTGATTCAGCAAACCATAGCCCCCGTATGCAAATGACCCTAAATGAGCAATAATGTTTGAATCAATTTCCCACTGAATTCCTATGTTTTCCAACACGGTCATTTCCAGGGCAATGCCGTTCATTTGTGCACGGGCAATTTCAAATACATCAAATGAAGCGCCACGTGCCCAACCAGCTACCGAAACCAGCGTTTTAGCAAATTCAGCGCTTACTCTTGGCATAGCTGTTTCTTGTGATGATGCCCAGGCAATACCTTGTTTATCTTTGCTCGTGGAGCCGAACATTTGAGCATTAACATAACTTGTTGCTTCAGTTCCGAAAGGGACTTGTTCAACAGTAATATTTTGCGTGTATTCCGACATCCACAAAGGTTTGTTGATCAATGGATCAAAAACTTCAGTAAAATATACCGCAAAGTTTCCGCCTGAGTCAGCGCCGCGAATAGGGCGAAGAGCATCACCGACAGAATTGCGCTTGACTGACATCGGATTACCAATTTTTAATTGGCCTTTTGATACCATCTCATCAAGTGCTAAACTTTTGGCATTAACAATGCTTCTTTGTAAATATTGGCCGGTTTGAGCTTCGCTTATCTCAAGGCCAGTTCGTGGATCAATAATCATAATAGTTCCTTAAGCTAAACGCATTTCCACGATATTGTTTGCATCGCGGGTGCCGGTAAATGTTGCATTAGGCCAAACAACACAATCAGGTTGGACAGTGATGTTAAACTGATCACCAACGACGGTTGTTGCGCCTGCGGTTGTTATGGTAAAAGTTACTTGCGTAGTAAATGGCGTACCATTTGTTGCCCGGCCAAGTAATACACCGTTTGGATCAAAAACGTTATAGGTGGTAGCCGAAACCGCCCTTGCTGTATAAACGCCTGGTTGCGCGCTGGTTGAAGTAGTGGATGACAATGTACCGATAGTGTCACCACCGACTTTGCCCGTAGCGCCTGCGCCGGTAACTGTTAATGTTCCAGGCGAAGCTTCTACAGTACCGACTGCACGAGAAGTGCTGCCATTGTCAGCTGTGCGTGTATAAACTTGACCAAATGCAGCAGGTGCAGTTGTTCCAAGACAGGATACAAAACCGTTGCCTTTTCGTAACAGACCATGGGCACGTACAGGGTTAGGTGTAGTAGAGCCCAATGCCTGATTTAAAACACTCGACAAATCGTCAATCGTTGGAAATGTCAACATTCCCAAAATGACGGCGCTTAAATCATTTGTCGCCAATTTGGTATATTTGCCGGATGTGTTTTTTACCGGAACACCGTACAAAATTGGTGGATTCGTCGAATCAAGAAAACCTTGCTCGACAATATCAGACAATGCAGGGCTTGACCGTTGTCCGGCTATGCCTTGTCCAGTTTGAAATAAAATACTTGTTCCAGTCATGGCTTATCTACCTACAATTTCAAAGCCGCCATTGTCTAGGCCGCTAAAAGTTAATGACATACCAGCATCGCCGGCGTGTTGTTTTGCATTGTTTATTACTTTTTGAGATTCGACCGCTGAAGCGAAAAGAATCTGAATTGACTTTGGATCAAGCGAGTCGCCAACAAATCGTTTAACAATGGCTGTTTCGGTTTGTTTTAAAATCTGAGCCATCGCATCGCCAATTTTCCCTTTCTTTTCGATAGTCAAAGAAGGAGACAGAATCGCTGCACCAGCAATGACTTCTTGCCATTCAGCATCCCCTGCCATGTTAGTATCATCATCATCATTAGTGTCATCATCACCGGCTTTTGAAGCAACTAGTGCATGAATGGTTTCCATACACTTATCCAGTTTTTCTTCAAGAGCGGCCATGCGAGTTGCCATTTCATCGCCTTCGTCGCCTGTTTTTACTTCCTTTTCGTCTTTATTATCCTCGTCCATTTTTTCTTCAATATCTTTTTGCGCTTCTTCGTCACCAGCTTTTACAGCATGAGCAAAGAGGCGCAATAATGGGTTTTTTATCTTCATGATATTACCTGTATCACCAATTTTTAACTGATTGCCCCCGCGTGCTCTCTCAACGAGTGCAACGTGATTGCCCCTTATTTCATACTGTTCGCCGCGCCCAGGGGACACTTGACGAGCCATGTATTCGTAGCCGCAAGATAATTCCCGCAAGCCTTGATTCACGCGGTCGATTGCATTTGAATCATTAATAATTAAATCTGCCTTTAAAAATTCGCCATCTGCCCGAACTCCTTGTATATGACCAACAGCATGTTTATCCCAGGTGTCCGAATCAACGCCGTTCGTATGTACATCCTCGGTAGGGATAATTATTGGTTTACCCTCAAAACTGGCTATTGTCTCAAGTGAAAACAATTCATCAGCTGTACGTGACATTTTGATCATTCCAGTGTCATCGGCTTCAATGCCATCAACTTCATGATCGTGATAGTCCATGCTCCCTATGCGAGCAATAGGTACATTCTCAACAACCAAAAAACCTTCTGGAGTCAACTTCCTTGTTTCGCCTAATGCTGATTCGGTATAAAATTTCATTTGTTTGCCATCACCTGTAAATCCATTAGCATGAGCGGCCTCGGCCTGACGTTCTGCCTCTTTTCTATCGGCAAAGCATTTCCCGTGAGAACCCCACTGGTATCCATTTTCTCCATTCGGCAATTTACAAGTATGTATTGGCATAAATACAACATACACTATGTTTATGCGGTTTTGTTAAAGTGCTGGACAAATAGTCATATTTAATGTACAAATAGTCATATTTAATAATCAACTGGGATTTATGACTAAAAACCAATTTATAAAAATGGGTCAAAAAATTGTAGGTGTGACTCATGGCTATCAAGCGCCTTTAGCTCAAAAGCTAGGCGTATGTCTTCGGTCTGTACAACATTATGCAAATGGCTCAAGACCAATAACAGAAACAATTGAATTGTTAATGAGAGAACTTAATAGGGAGGGGAAATGATTAACATTAGAATTGATTATAAAAGTATTGAATCAGTTAGTAAGGCTATAATAACGATTAAATCGGACGATTTATCAAAAGATGATTTAAAAGAACTTATAGAGAAAATTGATTTGTTTCTAAACAAATTTATGAGAAATGAAAAGGAATTACAATGAAAAAAATATTCAAAATCGCCATATTGTTAATGGTAGCAACTGTCCAAGCTAAAAACATATATTGGGCGGCAATTACAGACAAAAACGGGGAGGCCACAACTTTACACTTTACCGATGAAAAAAGTAATATTTGTCCTGTAGGCCCATGGCACTTAGCCATGATTGAGGGATGGAATGATAAGCTTTTATGCTGGATATTAGCAGGAGGCGACGCTTTAGCCGTATTAAATACCTCAACCGGTACAATTACTTATGTCCGGCAATTCGGAATGGCTGAAGATGCTGATCATGATGTGGGGCGGCTAAATATGGAATGGGTCGAAGCTATGAAACAACGCAATCAAAAAATGATTGAAATTTATAAACAGAATGGAATGAAATGAAATGAACTGGAAACCAATAGAAACAATACCAAAAAATCAGTCTTTCAGACTGCTATTTTTCCGGTGGCAAAAATTAAGAGAAGCCTTCGAGACCGATACATCAGATTATAATGATGATACTGATTATATATGCGATGGAGTAATTGTAGCTTGGATAAAAGTTCCTGATTTATGATTCATAAATCATATTTTTCGTATCTTTAACTTTTGCACCTTCTTTGTATTGTCGATCTATTCCGGGTATTATTATCTCAGGAATGCATCGGCAATTTTTGCTAATTATTCTTGCGGATGTTACACTAAAGTTTCCAGTATTTGATTCTAAGGTGTAAACATGGCCATTAAAAAATTCACGACTGATTTTCTTAATAACGCAATTTTTTTGCTCGATTCTGGTTTGATGGTTAAAGATGTTGCCACTCTGACTGGAGTTAGCAAAGGGAATCTCAGTACCCATCTCAATAAAATCGGTTATCTTGTCAAGCGCCCTCGAACCCGGATGAATACCAGGAATGAATTCATTGATTCCATCATTCAAGATATTATTGACGCTTATATTGGTGGAGAAAGCATTATCTCTATTAGTAACCGTATTGGATTCAGTAGGGAAGGGATCAAAACCAGGCTCATTGAAAATGGCATCACTATCAGAGGACAATCCGACGCTAATATTATAAGCATGGCTGCCATGCCGAAACAAAAGCTCATTGATAGAATTGCTAAGGCCAGAGATGCAAGGCTTTCCAATCTCAGGCATACTGCTTTTATTGGAAGTGATAACTCTGCTATCGGTATAGGCGAAATTGAAACTTTCACTATTTTCCGATCCTCTGGTTATGAAGTCAATCAACAAGTCTTCTGTGATCCGTATTATATCGACTCGGTTAGCGGGAATATCGCCGTGGAAATTAAAAGCACTTTTAGCGCTCGTTTTAATGTAGGAACAGGACGCGAAAGAGAGCGCACTAAAAAGCTGATCGAAAGTGGTTTCAAAGTTTGTTTTATTATTACCAATCATGGTGATGCAATTACTCTTGCTGCAAAGCAAATTATCGCTCTCTTCGAGACAATCCGCGCGACGCCATCCGTTAGCTGTGAGTACTGGATGATTAGGTGTACAATTGAAAATTTCGCCGCTATCGACCGTAATAGAGAGAATATCCCCTTCATACCAATACCTGAACAAGTTCTTACATCCATCATCAAGAAAAATCTTAGTTGATCCAACAAAACAATTATAAATTTGCCCTGCGTGATAAAATTTTCCTGGTTCAACTTGTGGAGGGATAGTTAAACTACATACTATCCCTTCCATATGTTGGTGACTTAATCTAACAGCACGATCTTTGCTGGTTCTCCAAATATAATTATACGCATCAATACTTATTCCACGAGCAATAGTTAAAGCACTGGATTGTTTTGACGTTTCTGTTCTCGCTATCCGGCGTGCTTGCCCGATAGTTAAATCACCCAACGCTTGGATCATGGCTATTTTAGATTCATGACGGGCACTGCCCAACAAATTTTGCTGTGCGTATTCTTGAGCTTTTAACCCGGCATTCGTCGGCAAAGTTTTGATCAGGTCAACTTGATCAAAAATAAATTGCCGCTGCATTTCCCCGGTTGGCGTTTTGAAAATAGCTTCCTTTAGTCCTTTGCTGATCTGTTTAGCTTGTCGCCTCCATAGCATCAAATCTTGATTATTGAGCGCATCGAAAATATTCTTAGCTTGAAGTATTGCCCAAGGTTCTAGCTGTACAGAATATCTTTGTAAAGCTTCCTGAGCACGATTTGCGCCTTGAATTGTACTTATATCATAAGTCGATGCAATTCGATTTACTTCTTGCACAATAAGGCGCAACTGGCGAGCGTATTTCGCCTCAAGCCAGTCAGACTTTCTCCATGGATCATTATTGTCTGTCATTTATATCTAGCCCAAGTTTCCCATAATTTACATTGTTCAATCAAATCATTATTACACGCTGGGTTAATATCCTGTTTAATTACGCCATTAGAATAAATCCTTAATCTCTTAACCTGCTGACCAAATACTATCCCATTAATAAAAAAAACAGTGGTTGATTTAGACCTTTTTGTTATCTTCTCAAACATTATTTTTTGACCAGTTGGCAAATCTACGTTAATTGTTTTCCATTCCAATATCAGCAAACATCCATTGGCTTCTACCATACCATCAGCATCAGAAACTTTTATTTTACCGCTAAATGTATCATCAAGAAAAGACCAGTCTGGAGTATGCTTTTTTATAAAACATCCACTAACTGTACAATTATGCCGAAAACTAATATTTTTTTAAAATAAGCCCGTATTGATTAAATTCCTGTGCAAATAATTCCTGGTTATTTCCATAATAAAAAAATGCCTGACCTTGTCTGGGAGACATTGAATTATTGTTTGGTGAAAAAAATTTTATACGCGTATCAGGAAAGCAAAGACAATCGCAACTATTTAAAAGTGCTTGGAACCAGTTTGTTTCCGTTGCGTTATTTGTAAGAACAATCCATGAATCCAGGTTTTCAAATAGAAGTTTATCAACAAACTGCTTTATTTCAGGGTATGAATAAGGCGGATTCATAAACACATTACCAGACCATGTCTGTGATAAAGCACAATTATCTTTTGTAAAAAACTTTTCTGCTTTAATGGTTTTCTGTGCAAATTCATTAGATGCGGGGTCTAGATTAATAACACCTAAAACAATCCGTATTGATTCTATATACTGACTGGGAGTGTACCATTCATTCTCACCGGTTGAAATATGAAAATTACCTGATGATTTTTTAGCATCAAAAGGCACAATATCATCAAATTCCATTTCTTCGACTGCTTCACCTGATGCCAAAAACTCATCAACTTTTTCCTGCACAAGATTAGCGGTTATTTTTTTGCCGTCTGATTGGACATTTTGCCATACTTTTACGCGCTCGGAATCTGTTTTTAGGCTATCCAAAAGAGGCCGAATTTGACTCTCAGCTGTAGGTAAAAAGTCGCCAATTGGTGACTTTTCAGTGTCTTTTCCCGTTAGAGTTTTATGCTCTAGTTTTTGGTAAATTTCAGCTGAATTGATTAATCTGTGCCCGTGTTGTTTGCTATAACCCCACCTTTCCTTCAGATAATTCTCAAACGTCCCATATTTTTTCTTATACTCCCCCTCATCCCTGATTTTACGCATTATTAACCCTGCGCGATACCAAGCGTTAATTTCTTTCTGGAATAGATTTTCGAGTTTTTTTAAGTTATTCATGGCGCACCTGTATCACACCAAAGAGGGATGTGGCAAGCGGAGGTGCGATCCGTTATTCAGCCGCTAAGCCTAGCCACAAGTCGATTATATCACTGCTCTGTAATTTTCTCCAATTTCTTTTGATATTGAGTTATCTTGTTTTGTCAAACTATTTGATGTTTTGTTCTCAACTGTTCAATGAGTTGAATAATATTTACCATTCAATGCGCCACCAGCCCCCCCAATAACTTTACCATTCTTCCCAATCAATACATGCTGACCGTCTTCTAACGTTATCCAAGACGCCCCCGATGGTATGCTTGAAGCATCGCCAGTAGTTTCAGGATTGACAGTCTCATCCATTAATATAGGCGGTTTATCATCTGCGCCCTCAATATCTTCGTCGGTAATATTCGAGAAATAACCGGTCTCCTCGGTTAATGCCTTAAGTTCTTTCATTGCCACTTGTTGAGTCAATAACTGCGATTCAAACGCTTTTATGATGGTATCGGTTCCCTGACTTGCGACCTGTGCTTTTTCTACCGCACTAAGCTTATTTAAAGGATAAAATGTTATCTTCAAATCTTTTGAATCTGTCAATATGCCAAGAGATAAGGATGTAATAAGCGCAAACGGTTCAATGATGGATTTTATCTGATTTTCTTGCTTGGCATTAACATCTTCGTAATAAGCCGCAAGTAAATCATTATCACCACCGTTCAATCCTCCTGATGATTTACCAAGTAATCTGCATAAGGGAATCCCTGTAGCTCCAGCCACTTGCTCACCCATACGATCAATAATATCTGCAACGCCGGTCATCGCCGTACTGAAGCGTTCAAGCTTTTCATCGGTGGGTAATACAGTTAAACCCTGGTTAGTTCTGAATTGCGCTATCTGTTGAAATTTTGCATTTAGTCGTTGATAAAGTCCTGCGTTCTGTCCGGCTATCTCTGGCAATGAATCAGTATAAAGCACATCATTACGCGCTGCCTCTATTAACGCCACAGCCGCCATAGTTGACTGATCAAACGCTTTTACGCGATCAAGGATGGCCTCGACAACAGATGCACTAAAGAAGTTTTCTGTATATCTATCCCACCATGGAAGAGGCGTGGCATCAATACGGAATAATCTTGAATGATGTATTTTTAATTGAGGGATACCCATCCCATTGCTAATGGTCATATAAGTAACTGGATAGCCATTATCCCTGCCCAGATTTAATATGCGCCCATCTTGCCATGATGGTATTAATTGCCATCTATCAAATACCTGAAATCCTGTTAATTGACCTTTGCCGATTGCATCAATCTTAAGAGGCTTCTCCACATCATGACCATCCAGAACAGGCATGATAAACGCTGTCCCGAATAACATCGACCATCTGATTGTATCAGCCAGTTGTTGCCACATCATTTTATTGTGTAATTCGGATTGAATATCCATTATTTTATCAGGATGCAAATCTGAATCAATACGAACCCCAGCTTTAGTCATATCTTCAGCACGCGAATCGCATACCCGGCGAACTATAAAAGATGTGCGATACATCGTCCTCAATATTTGCGGTTCACGGGTTACATAATTATTTAGATACTGTCCTTGACTTGCGGCATTGATGCCTGTATTGCCGATATTGGCCAATAGATTCAGGTATCCATCTCCAATTGTCTGCTTTGATGGGTTGATTGTATCAATAAATTTTCGTGCTATTTGTATCAGTTTCATCGGTAATCATCCCAGCTGGAAGTTTTTTGTTTGCTAAATAATATCATAACTACATCTGCATGGTTAGGTGATCTCATCCCGTCCGGGGTTTTATTAACTAAAATCTTACCGGCTCCATTTTTTTCATACGTGGGTTGTGAGAGTTGGGATACTAATTTTAATCGTTCTGGTAGATCAGAAGGGATTGATATAATATCATCCTGATTATACTCCATTCCTTCTATTACGGCTCTAAACGTATTTTGGAAACGTATTCTTAACCGCCAATAGTTTTGAGCTTTAGCATTGACAAAAAAATCTTTATTCTTACGCTTGGCCACCATTTCTTTCTCCGGTTCTGTCACCTCCCCTGACCCCCTGAATGGTATTACTGCAATAGTTTTTAATCCATTTATATGACGATTTTCATTTATGACTCTTGAATCTCCACGGACACCGGCTCCCAATCCGTCTGCATCGTACAGAAAACCATCATAACCTTGATCTTCGCAAATACTTAACGCACGCTGTACAGTACCATAAATATCAGACCCTTTACCACTCCATGATTCCAAATATTCCAGCATAAAACCATATCGGCCAGCAAAAGCATTTAAGTCTATTCCTTCGTCGGCTACATCAAGTGCACCCTTTCTATTGCCTGATGGTTCAATGCCAAGTTTTTTATGAGCATCAATTGAGGCTTGAACCCATTCTGACGGAATCAAAATACCTTCAACAGAAGCCGAATAATTAAGATCAATTTCCTGTGCCACAACAACAGCCGGTAATTCTTCGCATTGCTTTTTATACCAGGCATCATCCTTGCGAGGATCGTCGCGCCAATGAAACGTAAATACTTTAAGTTTTCCGCTATGCCGCTTTTCAGCAAATGGATTATTAAGTCCATTAACTGAACTTAAATCTTGACGGCAATTTGTTGTAGCCGATAGCGAAGCTTCTACAAGTTGTGGACGATCAAGAAAGGCTGCCTCATCAACAAAATATATAGATGCTCTATCGCCTCTGCCAATGCCATCGCCTGATTCCCCTGACATACAAGAGCCAGTATTGGGGAAATTAATACGCATATGCGGGCAATCACGGCGAACATTCCATGATCCTTTGAATTCAACGGGGAGCGCGTCTATAAATTTACGAGCTTTAAAAAATAACGATTTGGGCGCACCAATTTTATCTACATATTCCTCTTTGCGGCTACCAAAACCAATAACCAAACCTTCTCTGAATAAGCATAATGTTGCAGCAACTGAAACAGTTAGCCAGCTCATACCCAAATCTCTGGATTTTTCCGTAATACCTGGCTCTTGATTTTGCCAACGCTCCATTAACCAATTGATATAATCTTCTTGGCGTGGAAATAAGATGAATGGAATATATGAGGGAAGACCGCGCTCGATGTTTCTGGGATCGAATGTTATACCCCAATCAATTATAAATTGTCCTGGGTTATCTCGATAAAATTGCTTAAGTAGTGAAATAGAATAAAGACCATTTCTGATCTTCAATAGCCGTTCTTTTCTCCATTCAAAAACCAACCTATAATCAGGTTTTTTAAAATCAAAAGGAAATGGAACAGGCATTATTTGCCATCAACATAACGTTGATATTCTTTTGCAGCTTCAAACGGATCGATACTAAAATTTATTGGATTTGGATTAGTTTGTTGTGCATTGGTGTTATTTATTGTTGTTGAGTTTGGATAAAACGGTACAAGACCTTCGACTATCATGCCTTCTTTAAGGGTCGCCATTGCAGTTTTAGCACCTATAATTGATGGTTCTGATTTTAATATTTTGACGGCAACTTTAGCTACTTTACGAGCTTCAGTTTCATAAAACTGTAAACCTTCCAGCTGTTTATTTACCTCTGTGGTAACTACATCTCGCTGTGTGGTAGAAAGTGTGGTAAAGTCTCGTGTAACTCTTACAGTATCTTTTATCAAGGCTGGTAAAAAATCTTTTTGCCAATCTTCTTTTTTTGCCTTCTTTGCAATATTTGAAGCATCAATAAAGGTTTCCTTTTCTATCTCCCTATACGATTTTCCTGCCTCAAATAAAGCACGGGCTTTTTCCCAATCTGGTTTTTTTCTAGCCATAACTAATTCATGTATATAGTGTAAATCTTAATTTTGTTCAGCTTTCCGAGCATCGCCCGGTTATCTCTGCGCATTTTATTTTCTCCTTCATCATTTTTATAAATTTTAATTAGATTGACGTTGAATTTCTAATACATAATTTACTACCCTAAAATTAACTGGAGCATTAGTTTCTATCCAGTTGCCTATAACCATCTCCAATTCTGCACATTTGTTTTTATTATCTATCAGTTTATCCAGCCATTCTTCGACATTTTCGCCACATTCCTCCATGGCCTCATCCCTGAGATGCTCAAAAAAATGTCGAGCACTTACAAAATCATGAGCTGTAAAATTTATATTTTCACCTATGAAAATAAAATCAAAATCCGGATTGTTATCAAATCCATTTTTTATGGCATCCATTTTATTATAATTACCATACCAATTTATTTTATCTGTCGAATAGCTAAAGGTCGTCATAATTTTATCTCTGTAATCAATCGTTCGATAAACTCATAATTATTTATATCATCAAAAAAATCAATTTCTTTTTGTACCGCCTCTTTAAAGCTCTCTGCCTCAAATGTTTTTATTTGTTCGATTTCGCCATCCTTTTTCCACGTTATTTTTATCGTAAACATTATATTCCTAAAGTTAAAGTATATTTTGTGATGGTGGTGGGGGTGCTATTGACACACCATTTTCCTCTGCCGAGGTGCTCTACATTGAGCTACCCACATCTTCGCCTTTTTGCGTTGCGAGCTCCAGCGCTCTTCACACCATCACAAAATATTTAGATTATTGTGGAAATTTGCTCACGGACTATTTTGGATTTATATCCTACTTTATTGCACAAAACGCGAGCTTTTTTTATGGCTTGAATAGAATTTTCTGCGGCCACCGGACAATTAACAGATTGCCTATTTATACCACCAAAAATACCTGTTTTTTGAAAAGTCAAAGTTATATCGTAATCAATCATTTTGTTTACCTAAAGTTCTATTCTATTATTCAAATCTTGCAATATATCATTAAGACACGAAAGTTTGGTTGTTAATATATCTAATGTTTTTGCCAAAGGAACACTTAATTTTGATTCGCAATCTTTTTCGCACATTGGCATCACTGGTATTGTTACCATAAATAGCCTATCCGTAATAAGGTGAACTAAATCATCGTAGTGATTTATAGCAGATTCTAACCTATCAATTACTTGTAATATTTGCGATTTATCAAGATCACATTTTTTAAAAGAAGCATTTGTAATTTCATATTTATTTAATTCATCTTTGGTCATTTTACTTTAAAACCTCAACATCTTTGTTTTCATAAAAAATATCAAATTCCCCCTGCCCTGCACATTCTAGGAAAATCCCATTATTTACCCGTTCTGATTCTGTCATTCCATGCCAAATAAAATGCCATGGATAATATTTTTTTATCTCACCTTCTTTGAACTGAGTATTATATATACCTAATACATTTCGTAAAAATTTTAATTCCATAAATTTAAATCACTTTTTATAAACATGAGATAATAGCAATTCGCCGTGTTTTACGCGGCAATACGTGCCTCGAACATCTGAATTCCAGAGTATATGATAACCTGGTATTTTTTTTCGGAGTCTCAAATCACCTTTATCATACAAAATTTTCCTCTTTAAAAATTCTGCAATGGTTTCGTTGTCTTTTCTCTTCATAAATTAAAAATACGGATTAATTTGTTGATCATCCCAGTCACAAGATTCCTTGCTAAAAGCGGAGCAATCGTGTAGTTTTGCACTTATTTCGCGCATGCAAAATACAAACGCTATGACCGATAAAATTACTAACGCCAAACATTTTAAATTATCCATTACATCTTCCCGTACATAAGTAAGTCATCATCACAACAATTAATTTCTGCAGCTGCCAATTCATAAGATACAAATTTTCCTACCTTTTTATTGTCACTTATAATGTACCAATAATCATTAATTTTTAAAATTTCCACACATTACCTCAATAGTTTTAATTGTTTATATAAAGATAACATCTCATGTTGGCACTGATCTCCAACGTATCACCGTATGATAAACTTTAAGTTTAATCCGTATGATGTGCATCACTCAGTCAGTCCTGAGATTATGAGATGTTATCTTTGTAGCCCCTGGATATACCGCCAAGGGCTTCGGTTGCGTGATGTGTTAGACTGTCATATGGTGCGCTTTATTGCAAATTATCTTATAATCAAGATAATGTACACTATTGGTTCCGATCATTAAATGACAATTGCCCCTATTTTTAGCCCATTTAATAGCCTCTTCTTTTGTATCAACATTTATTGTGTCAAACACAATGCCTTGTTTATTTGTTAAAGCTGCGTTCATTTTGATTCCTTAATTGCCTTTATCAACAATTTTATTTTTTTGATGTACAGTTATATGCATCCACTATTAATTTGAAATTTTTATTAATCTCAAACAATGTTTCCGTGTCCTCATAGTCATCAGCTAAACCATTATCTATGCTAAATTGCAGTGCCGTAGAAATTGCTATTATTTCATTTTTTGTTAAATCTTTGTTATTCATAATTTTTCCCATTTAATCTATATTATCAATGCGGCCCCTATTGCGAATGCCGCACTTGCACGATATTAGTTGTGCGATTTTTTTAGTCAGCAGTTAAAGTTCTTAACCACATAATGTAAGCTCTATAATCCCACACTTTCCATAATGCGCATTCTTCGCCTCGTTGCGCGATTTCCTGTTCCCGCCATTGTTGTAAAGTTGGTTCTTTCATTTCATTCTCCTATAGCCAGTTTTGGTTTCCCCTTATTTCGATTCTATTATTTCATAAATTATATTATTTGTCAAATTACTTTTAAACTATTTTACTATCTATGCGTAAATGCCAACATTGCCGCATCTCTGGTATGCGGATTAGATTTACCAGTCCATCCAGTTATTTCTTTAAACTGCGTGGCTGTTTTTTTACCTTGTGGATTTTTTGATTGGACAATATAGCCGTACTTATTCAAATAATCAATAATCAATTCGGCTTCCCTGGTGCATTTTCCGACATTAAATCCAGTTTTCATAATTGCTGATTTATTAACTGCTTCTCTATGCCAAACATGACTCGTTGTGGATAATTCTACTACGTACACGGCAAAAGGAAATTTTTGTATCTCAGCGATAGCCTCCCAAAAAGAAAATGTCTCCAGACGCATTATTTTGCCATTTTCGACAAATGCCATGCCAGTTGATAGACCAGGATCAATACCAACAATAATTGTCATATTTTTATCTTCATATTGTGCAAAATTCGTGAATTTCACGCTTTTTTATTAAATATTCATTATGCGCTTCTTCTGCCGTATTGAAATAACCTATATGTTTTGTTTTATAATTTAACATAATTTGAGCTTCATATTTACCTGATTTTTCTATATAATAAACGCCAAGATAACCTGTTTTGTTATTTTTGGATGGTTTTATTTGGTTTTGTTTATTTTGTGATTTAGTTGCAAGTCTTAAATTTATAATCCTATTATCTTTTTTATTACCATTTATATGATCAATATCTTTATCCGGCCAGATTTTATAAGTTAAAAACCAGGCAATACGATGGGATAAAAAATGTTTCCCTTTAAATTTAATACACATATATCCAGTATGAGATAAACTTCCTGCATTGTCACCAATTTTAATACGTTTGTTTGGCTTTAATATCCAAATAAATATTCCTGTTTCAGGATTATATTCTAAATATTCTTTCAACATTAATTCAAAAGTCTCATTGATCTTAAAGAGTGTTTGTTTTTGCATAATCGGCCAAATATAAGGGATATCCGGTAATTGTCTTAATGCAATTTCACATTCCTGAAATACTAATTCGCCCAATGCCACCATCGGCGTTATACCAAATCCTACAGGTGATTCTTGTACGTTAATAAAGTCATTATTAACTGCACACCATAAATCACCGTCTCTAAAAACCTCATATTTTTTCATTATGCAAACCTCAATGATTACTATATTTTGGACTTTTCTTAAAAGCATATTTCCACCGGATCATCCCTCGATTATGATTATTTTCAGCATCATATCCGATCACGTTGGACTGACATTTTGGACAATTTATTTGATCATTACAAATGGCAATATTGCAACATTCGGTAAACATTGTGCTATTTGTTGAAGAACATAGAAAAACTCCAATTATTCCACTTATATAATTTTTCATTATGCAAACCTAAATAAGTTAACTATCAGGATCAAACTTGTAATAATATTCAGTTTCAAATTCCAATTTAAAACATAAAAATTTTATTATTGTCTGACCGAAAAACCAATCAAATACAGGTATAAAACTCCAATCGAATAAATTTATAACGATAATAATTCTAAATCCTTGTATATACCTGCCATTATATTTACCTTTAAACCATTTCATAATTTATGCAAACCTCAATAATTCTTCGACTACATCATCCAAATCTTGCCGGTTATATTGCGTAAGGATTTTCTCCAAAACTACCGTTATTACCGCCTGGTAAAGTTTTTCAAAATTTTCTTCAGACATATTTCCAAATGCAATTGACTTTGATTCATAGCGTATATCTCCCTGGATATTAATTACCATTTCACCAAATCCAGCCAATATCTGTATATCTTTTCTAAACCGTTCTTTATTTTTTTGTACTACTCGGCCTTTATACATTTTTTCTTCCGGTTCCCATGCATCAAAAGCAAAATTCAATAACGCAAAATATTTTCTCAAAAACTTACTATTTCGTTCAGACAAAATCTTGCATTTAAGCAATGATCCTACTTTAACCCTTGCAAGGGCATTGCTTGAGTCTAAATCATTAACCACCAGCCCGTTTTCGGCCTTAATTATCATTATTTCTCTCATTTCTTACTTCTTCAATTCAGTAAATTTATTATGCCTGTTTTTTTTTGAAATTCATTTCGTCTTTTTATGATCTTGAAACTGTCAATCCTTGCCTTATTTTCATCGATGCCATAACAAACCAGCATAGCCACACGTTCAGCAAAAAAATCTAAATCATTCTCACTTGGTGGATTATTTATTCCAAGTGCGATGGCTAACCAAGCTTCATCTTCTTCCCATTTTTCTAATTTATTCATGATTATC